GGCTATGTCAAAGCAATGGACCCAACATTCCCTGCTTCATTGCTTACTGGAACGATGACCAGCTTTGGCGTCAACATTAAACGCGCCAATGGCAAGAAGAAAGATGAGCCTACAGTTAAGGAAACAACTACCTCAAAACCTAAGCAAGACGTTTGATGGAGCAGCATCCCAATCGATTCAGCAACCGTTATTTGGCTTTAACGTCGCTTTGGGTACTTCTCCTGTGTTGGGGACATTTGCTCCCAACACTGCTTTTGGGCGCACTCTTAGTGCTTACTGTGTTGCTATTGCTGGTGACAGCTTTTCACGTTCAAAGTCGTGCATAGTTTTAGCCGTACTTTCAACGAAAGAGCAACCTACACTTAAGGCAGCAACTCCTACCTCTAAAGCAAAATGAGGCGTTCACTTTTAGTATTGGGCATCACATTGGCGGCTGCTTTGCCTGCCCGTGCTGATCTAACTCATCGAATCAGCAGCAGCATCCAGCTTGATGTCAAAGGCGCTTCAACCCGTGCTGTTCGCGTTGGCAACAACTACAGCATCAGCGGAAGCGGAGTTGCAACCAGTGTCACCGCTGGAAGCTCAACAACAGCCGACGCAATTGGTGGGCTTGGAGCTGTTACTGCTGGTGTAAACGCTGTAACGATTCCTGATGCCAAGCAGGCCAGTGGCGGCAGCTCTTTTAGTTTCGCCAACAGCTATACGCAAGGCGATACGGTCCCAACAGCAGCCCCAACTGTTGGAGCCGTACCTGCCTTTGGCGACATCACAAGTGAATCTGCTGGTTCTGCTGGAACACTTGCTGGCACCATCAATACTTCAGGCGCGATTACTTTGTCACCAGGCACAGGCACGGGCATTAGCGCAATTGGTCAAGTCATCACGGAGCTGACTACACGGTGATTCGGCTAATTTTCCTGCTGTTGTTGGCTTCCCCAGCAGCGGCAGTCCCAGTCGTGCCGAATTTTTCCCAGGGCTTAGTGACTAGCCGAACAGAATCAAAGACGATCATTAAAGAGAACATTCGCTCCGAGTCGTTTCGTACAGGTTTTGAATACTCGGTTTCTGGTACGGGGGTAAGTCCTTCTAGCGGTATTGTCAGCCCACCAGCAAGCAACAAAACCTTAAACCTTTCAAGTCGCTCCACTTGGGTGCAAACCACGCCAGGAGCAGCATTTCAGTTTGCCGAAACTTACAGCGGTCCAGGCTTGATTGAAAAAGTGATGATTGACCGAGAAACAATAATTGAGAGCGTTACGGACTCCACTAGCACGTTTAGCCAATGAAAGCAGTTGCCGCAGCCTTTTCGCTTGGCTTTTTATATTGTTTGCCCGCTGCAAGTCAGGTCAGTGCAACCGCATCTCCAGTAAGTAATTCTTCAGGCTCAGTTGTTAACCAAGCTGTGCAAATTACGCCTGGTCAGTATATGAAATACTCGGTAGGTAGTGGTATTCAATGCGATGGAGCAACGTTAAATATTTCGCCTTTTATATCTTCTACGCATTCTTTTGGTAGTCCAAATAATCAGTATTATCAAGAAAACGTCTACGACAACAGCGATAATTATGGCCTAACCGATCCAGAGACAGGGATTGATGGGCCAGATGGGATCCCCGACAATCCAGGCGCTGTCCTCTACACAAAACCAATGAGAACAGGCTACCGCCAAAATTTCAGCAATAACTTCGGCATTACTGCAACCTTCTCAGTTCCTTTGGACTGGGGGCCAATCAACCTTTGCAAAGACGCACAGCGAAAACAAGTCGCGCTATACGAACAAGCTCTAGCTGACAAGCGTTTGAACTACGAGATGGGAAGACTCAAAGCTTGCTCCGAAGCCATAAAAGGTGGCTATGGGTTTTCCAAGTCTTCGCCGTTTTATGCCATCTGTGCTGATGTAGTCCTCAAACCCAAGCCTGTAGAAGGTCACACGCACCAAATCATTTACCCAAAGCGCGTCTCAGATCGCGAATGGCTAAATTCCGATGGCGCTGAGCAGAGCGCCGCTCCTGCAAGGATTCCAGTTTCTCCTTACGGCCAAGCTTCTGATTAATCTTCTTCACTACCTTCTTGGTCAAAGGTTTGACAAGCTTTTGCAAAATTGATGCGATTGGCTTGGCAAAGATCGCCACAGTTGTGGCAAATGCAGCAGTTAATGCAATCGATACAGTCGGACCAGGGTCAGGCAGATAGTTGTCAAACACTTGGCTGACAGGCACGGGATCCCAGATCTTTATGCACTTACCATCTTCTAGTTCATAACCGGTAAGAACTTTTGTCCCTAATTTATTGAACGATCCAATTTCTTTCGCCCCGTATGGCGGACAAGGTGGGGCTTGTGGCATCCTTGGATTGCCGGTATTTAAAGCCGGTTGCTTAAGGGGAGAGCCTTGGGTCGGAGTTGTTGGCTCCGACCTTTTTATTGGCGCTTTAGGTGGGCTTACCCAAGTGAAATCACGCGGTCTGTAGTCCGGCGCTTCAAAGATTGGTGCCGCTCCATCACACAGGGTGACTGTTCCTTGTGGATCATCCTCAAACGTTTCGACGCCTTTGCCTTGTGTGATTCTTACCCGAACACAGCCAGGCATGTCAATAACTGGAAATCGTGCAGACGTAACCGGCGGCGCTGCTGGTAAAACAGGTAGTGGTATCGGCTGACCTACAGAAATTGTCGGCACGCCAATATGCCCTACACCAATCTCAGGTATTTCTGGCACCTATCAGAACGGCAACTTAGGTGTCTCGATTGCTGGGCCTGTAGCTGATGGCAGTTCAGGTATTGCAGCGTCAATCTGGCTTGGCACCATTTGAGTTACAACCTTGGTCAACTCAAGTTTTAGCTCGCTCATGTAATACTTCGTCAGCGATGGGATGCGGGTGTAAAGGACAACCGACCCAGCAAGCATCGTTCCAGACATCAAGAACCCAAGGGCTCCGGCCAGATTGAAAAAGCGTTGCACAATAAGATCCCAAAGAAAAAACCTCCCCTGCTGTGTGAGACCAGGGAAGGTTGCAGTTGCTCTGTTAAAGACTAGCTCAGAATGAATACTTGGCGCCCATCTTTGTCCCAAACACAGGGTCGTTAGCGGTCGTGATACCTGAAAGCTCGCCGTAGAGGCTGAAACCAGAATCAGCAACGGTCACGCTGCCGCCCACTTTCCCTGAAAGTTCTGCGTTTACGTCGTCAGTGTCATCGACCAATGCAAAACCGCCTTGGGCATAAAAGCCATAAGCACCTTCGCCACCTTCGTAACCAAGATGCACGTCTGTGACACTTCCTTGGAAGCCGTCAACGTAAGAACCATTATTCTCCACGTTGACATAAGGGCCTGCCAAGGCAGCTGAACCAGCGAGAACACCAGAAACAGCCACTGCGAATGCTTTGATCATTTGTAGAAGGGGTTAAGTTTTCTTGAGCCAGATTAGCTGGCCCAGTCAATGGACAGTTAGGAATCTGTTCCTTAGTTGTCATCAACCCCAGGAAAGGTTGAGAAATGACGCTTATGCAATCCGGTGTAAAGGCCACGCTTGGGGTGATCGCGTTTGTCCCGGCCTTCAAGCTTGTAAAGCATGTCCATCCAGACAATGCGATTATTCATGGCTTCAAGATCCTCAGCACCTGGCTTGCAGGGAATCATTGGGTCGGGTCTAGTAGTCACGTTCATCCTCGTAAAGGTCATCATCCGGATCAAACGCTAGAAAAAGGGTTGTTAATACAGCCCCCGCTAGCGCACCAAAAATAAAGGTCATGCAGGATCAGCAGGCCAAGCTGTAGCGATAGCAGGGTTGACAATCATTTGCACGTTGCCATCACTGTCTAAGTCATTGACGGTTTCCATCACAGGCTTGTCGTCAGAATCGACAACACCTTTGCCGTCAGCGTCAGTCTGCTGCTGCTCCTTGGTTTTGACGATCATTGACGCCCCAAACAACAGCTCTTTGAGTTCTTCTGCAGTCTTGCAAGCATCGATCTCGGTTTGGCGCGTATTGCATGACGTACGAACAGCAGCTCGATACGTTTGCCATGAAGTAGGAAATGCCGTTTTAGCAGCAGCAAAACTGCTGTTCACTTCTAGTTCTTTGACAACGCGCCAATCAGATGGGGCAAGCAACGATGATGCGATCTGATCTTGCTGTGCTTTCCACTGTGTCTTCAGACCTGTGGTTTTGACTTCAACGCCATCAACCGTTTCTGTTTTGTCGTCTAGCTGCTTGGGGTTACCAACGCCCCAGAAAAATCTTTGATCCCAAGACTGGGCGGCTGCACCATCAGCAGTCCAGCTAATGCCAAGCATGGCACGATCTTGCGAACTGCTTAATCGCAGCCAGTTAGCTGGGTATTGAACATCGTTGTACTCCCACGGAATATCCAGGGGTAACGCACGACTGCCGATTTGATAGCCCATGAGGATGCAGGTGATGAACGAAGTT